AATCGCTGGCACAAGCGGCAGATTGATTCACGCACAGTAGAGGGAACGAACAAGGCTCTACTTGAGGCACAGATCAAGGAATGGGGTGAGGACAGTGATCGAGCCCGAGTACGTATACGGGGAGAGTTCCCACGCGGAGGGTCAACCCAGTTCATCTCAGGAGAATTGGTCGCCGCAGCACGTAAGAGGATTTCGGAAGGTCATCAGTCAATGCCTGTCATCCTCGGGGTTGACGTTGCTCGATTCGGTGACGACCGCTCTATTATCTGTAGACGTCAGGGACGAAAAGCTGAATTCATAGGGAAATTCTACGGAATCGACACGCAGAACCTCGGCGGCAAGGTGCAAGAGGCCATCGATGAAGAGAAGCCGGATGCGGTTGTAATCGACGGTGACGGCATTGGTGGCGCAGTTTATGACTACCTGAAGGCCCGCGGATATGACCGCAAGACCACGATGGTTGAATTTCATGGTGGCGGCACTCCAAAGGACCCGCACAAGTACCTGAATCGCCGTGCTGAGGTTTGGGGCGAGATGAAGGAATGGCTCGAGGGTGCACAGATACCCGACGATGCCGAGATCGAGACAGACCTTACCGGCCCGGATTATGGCTATCACCCAACTAAGGGCTGCCTGGCGCTGGAAAAGAAGGATGAGATGAAGGCCAGAGGAGTTGATTCTCCTGACCTTGGAGACTCGCTGGCCATGACATTTGCAGTGAAAGTGGCACCACCAAAGCCCAAAGAACCTGCAAACCAAAACTACTACGGATCGGATGGATGGATGGCATGAAGGAGATGACTTTGAAGATAAAGCCGGAAGTGGTGAAAAAGATGCCAACCAAGCTGACAGCCGTAACTGCTGCGAAGATCCGCATGAAGGCGAATAAGGTACTCGGCAAGTGAGCGAGTATCTGTACTCGGTAGAGTACACGCCGAAGGGTCAAACAAAGAAAGAGATTCCTGCTATCGACTTCTACGATGCCTTGAGTAAGGCGAATGCAATCGAGGCCGCCAATGTTCAGATTGTACGGAGAGCCAAATAATGGCGGATAGCTCAACGGAGAAAGAAGAATTCCTCGCCACAGCACGCAAGCGCTTCGCCGCGGCTGCTGAGGATGAAAAGCATCTCCGCGATAAGTTCGTCTCTGATCTCAAGTTCGCATCACCTGATGGTGACGATCAGTGGGACCCTCTGGTCAAGATGCAGCGCGAGGCTGCCGGCCGTCCGGCGATGTCGTTTCCTCGTTGCCATACCTTTGTTCAGCAAGTATCGAATGAGGCAAGGCAGAACAAGCCGCAAATCAAGTTCTCTCCACGCCTGGATGCCGACAAGGATACGGCAGACATCTATGAAGGGCTGGCAAGGTACATTCAGTACACGTCAGAGGCCCAGATTGCTTATGAGACGGCCATCGAGTACAGCGCTGGTGGCTCGTTCGGCTATTACCGCTTCCTTACCGATTACGCCGATGATGAAGGCGACGAGCTCGACCTCAAGGTTGTTCCGGTTCTCGATCCTCTTACCATCTACGGTGTGCTGGTGCCTGCCTGCTTCAATCGCAAGGTCGCTTATGCGTTCGTAGTTGAGGACATTCCCAAGGAAGAGTTCAAGCTGCTTTACCCTGATTCCCAGCTATCTGGACTTTCGTGGGCAGAAGCGGAAAAGCAGGGAGAAGGTTGGGTTGGCTCTGAGACGGTACGGATTGCCGAGTATTGGTATGTAGAGGAAGGCAAGGCTGAAAAGGGCAAGCGCAAAGCTAAATCAAAGGTAAAGTTCTGCAAAACGAACGGACTTGAGGTTCTTGCTGACTCCGAGACTGATTGGCCAGGCTCAACCATCCCGATTATTCCCGTTTTGGGCAAGCAGATGATTATGGAGGGCAAGCCGCGCTTGTTCTCTGTGGTGCGTCCGCAGAAGTCAGCGCAGCAGCTCATCAATTACTCGAAGTCACGCATTGCCGAGACTCTTTCGACCTCGCCAATCTCGCCGTTTATGGTGGCAGAGGGGCAGATTGATGGTTATGAGAAGGAGTGGGGATCACTCAACACCTCTCTCAAGCCATTCTTGACTTACAAGATGGTGGATGTAGCCGGAAGACCCATCCCGTCTCCGCAAAGGCAGGTTTACGAGCCTCCAATTCAGTCGCTTTCGTCGTTTGTGATGCAGGAAATCGACGATATGAAGGCCACGACCGGCATATTTGACGCTTCGCTGGGCAATTCAGCCAATGAGGTCAGCGGACAGGCCATTCTGCGGCGTAAGCAGCAGACTGACCTCACCACGATGCACTTTATGGACAACCTGACCCGCTCCTTCAAGAAGGCAGGCGAGGTGATTGCCGAACTCATCCCCAAAATCTACGACACCGATCGCGAGATTGAGATTCTTGGCGAGGATGAGGCTTCGAAGGTTGTTCGTATCAATGCCGAGCATACCGACCCCGCAACCGGCAAGGTGCAAAACTTCGACATGACGAAGGGTAAATTTGTTCCCATTGTCACGGCTGGACAGGCGTTTGATTCAAAGCGCATGGAGTCATTCGATACCATGCAGCAGCTTGTACAGTCCGCGCCGACTATGCTGCCGATGTTTGGTGACATTCTCTTCAAGAACTCAGATATGGCTGGTGCTGATCTATTGTCGGAGCGGTTCAAGAAGATGTTGCCTCCGAACCTTCAGGACAACGAAGGCGATCAGCCGATCCCGCCGCAAGCACAGGCGCAGATGCAGCAGTTACAGCAGCACGCGCAGGCATTGAATGCTGCCTGCCAGCATTATGAGCAGCAGATTCAGCAGTTGCAGATGGAGAAGCAGGCCAAGGTAGTCGAGAATCAGGGCAAATTGCAGGCAATCGATGCTAAGTTCAAGGCGGACATGGCGCTGGAAGATAAGAGACTGCTGGCCCAGGTGACTTTGGCTGAGATCGGTACTAATTCGCAGATCCTAACCGATAGGGAATCAGATCGCAGGGCACTGGAAGCTCAGTTCCACGATCAGGCCCACGATGTAGCGATGCAGGCGCAAGGCGCACAGCATGCGCAGGCGGCGCAAGCGCAGCAGGCCGATGCGCAGGCACAGCAGAGCGCTCAGGAAGCCGCGCAGAGCCAACAAGCGCAGCAGCCACAGGATTCAGCGGGTTAAAGGGAGCACCGTCCCACCCCTCAACATATCAGTGAACTGACTCCGAGGTGCCGGCACAGCATTTTGTGCCCTTCAGCGAGACGGTACGACAAGTTTAGCACTACCCCGCTAGTCCGGCGTAAGGACACAAGGAAAAACAATGCCAGAAGAAATGACGCAAGCGGCTTCGTCGCCCGCAGAGGTAGAAGATGTGTTTCAGGGACAGCAACCCAGCCTGGACGAGTTTTCACATTATCGTGAGACCGGCGAGCTGCCCGAAAGATTCAACCCAGCCGAAGCAGAATCGGCACCTGCTGACGATCCGGAAGAGACGGACCCCGAGGGTGAAGACCCTGAACCAGCCCCGGAATCGGACCCGGAAGAAGAAGCGCAGGAGCTAAAGCCAAAAACCGCAAAGCGCATCCAGCAACTGCTCGCCAGAATCAAGGAATTAGAAGCACCCGCCGCAAAACAGGACGTAAAAACGGAATCGTCCCCCGTCCCGGCACCGCAGTACACGCGCCCTAAGCCAACCGCAGACGAAAAGAAACCAGACGGAACCCCCAAGTTTGACAGCTATGAGGATTTCGTTGAGGACTTGGCAGATTGGAAGGCTGAACAGCGCATCGAGACTGCAAAGCGTGAGCAGGCACAGCAGGAAGCACAGAAGGCTCTCAATAAGACGCTGGAAGAAGCGCGTACTCGCTATGAGGACGCGGATGAGGTCCAGCGGCAAAGGCGATTGAAGAAGCGAAGATTCCCCTGGCTGTCAAAGAGGTGTTTTCGCAGTCTGATATGTTCATCGACCTTTGCTATGTGGTTGGCAGCGACCCGGACGAACTGAAGAAGTTCATCGCGCTCGCACAGACCAACCCGAGAGCGGCAATTGGCAAGGTTTTCGAGTACGAGCGCGGCATCAAGGAAGAGCTCGGAAAGCAACCTGAAAGCAGCAAGGCTCCTGAAACCAAGAAGACCGCGGCTCCCAAACCTCCATCGCCGGTTG